CTTCAAAACTCTCTTGCAGATCTTGATCTGTTTTGAAATCTAAACTCTCTTCAATTTTAAGCGAATCTCCATCATTAGCTAGGATAAAAGGGACACTGCTTGATAATTCTTTTAGTGTGTTCTCGTCTCCTTTTTTAATCACTTCTTTTCCGAAATGGATAAAAACTACCTTTTTGATATTCAAACCTTTTGCCATATCTAATGTATTCTGCATTGATTGATGACCTATATTGTATTTTCTTTCAATGTTTTCTCTTATTGAACTGCCATCAGCAATCAATAGGTCCAAATCTTTTAATTTATCTAATTCTTTGATTTCAAGAAAATCGGGGAAGATACCTATTTTTTTGTTATCAATATTTAAAATGTATCCATTAGCAGGAGCAAGAATTGAATGATCCACTGGTATCATTTCGTATTCTAACCAACCAAAAAAACTACCCTTTTCTTCCGTATGAGGATCTTCAAATCTATATTTATTCATTAGTTTTAGTGTTTTTTCTGATAGAACTGTAGGGATATCTATTGTTTCAGGAAGTCCACCAATATGGTCTGGATGTGCGTGAGTTATGAAAAGAATATCTGGATTGATATCAGAAAATTTTCCTTTATGAGAGTATCCAAAATCAATCAAAATATTTTTATGTTTATGTTCTATTAGTATTGATGTATTTTTTTTATGATCATTATTTTCTTCCTCAATCTCTCCTTTTGTGCCAAGAAATGTTATTCTGATATTATTCTTAAAGCCCTCAACTTGATAAATTGTTTTGTAAGGAAGGTCAGGTAAAACTATACCTTCTTTCAAATCTTTGAAGTAATCTTCTTCAAATTCAAAAACATCCTCTTTCAAATTATCCCAATCAATTTTAGAAGCGAATTTTCCTTTGTTTACTAAATCCTCGAGTTTTGATAGAACTTTGAAATTATATATTTTTCTTGCTACAGATGGAGCTTCTTTTTCAGATAATTTGTTTAACATTTCTTTGACTTCTTTTGGAAGGTCAGGATTCTTGTAATGAATCCATTTTTTGATGTATTGTCCTTCGTCGTTTTTTACAAGATACATAAGTTGTCCAATTTCTGCTCCCGTTGAACTGATATCTGTTGAATGCGGTTGTGCGCCTGTTAAAATCTTGTTATTGATTGTGCCGAAATAATGAGTTTTTGTTTTTAATTCATTTGATATTTTTCTGAGTTTTGCAATTGTATTGATGTCAAAACTCTCTTTGGTTTTCCTACCTTTAGTTATCATATTCACATATGTTATAGGATTGGAATCAGATGATCTATCACCAGCAACACCAACTTTTTCTTCTTTTTTCCACAGGTTAAATGTTTTTGGATAGTTTTCTGGTTTTCCCCCTGTATGATCTACATACCAAGAAATACCTTTATACAATGATTCATATATTTCTTCATTTATCTTTGGTTTCTGTCTATCAAGCATTATAACTTCATCAAAACAATCACCATACTTCTTTATAAAGTCTATGTATTCACTATCTTTTACTACTTGTTTACCAGCAACAAAATTACTAAAAGCTCCGCTGTCCATCATTAAATAGAATTGAGGATCTTTTACTTGTCTTTCTTCTACCCAATCAAGAAATTCTAAATTATTACTACTTAGGTTTTTAAAATATCTATATGAAACAAGAAAATGTTTTAGATTGTAATCGTTGTATAATTTTTTGACCATTGAGGGAGAGACTGACAGATAAATAATGAATCTCTCCCTCAAGCTTCTTTTTCTCATACAAACATTTCTAGTTTAAGAATTTTTGCAACAGGTCTGACAATCAAAAAATATCCGGGGAATAGCGTAAGAGATTCACTCAATACTAATTCTAAAAATGTTATACCAAAAGGTAATCCAATAGTAAAATGAAGCATATTTCCAACTACAATGCCAACAAAAATTGAAACTCCAAGTAAATATAGTAAAGCAAGTTTGTTTTTATCAATTCTGGTAGAAAGTTTTCTAAGAATAATATACAAAACAACCTGTGCAATCAAAAAAATTGGTGTATCTATAACTACTTCCCATAGAAGATTAAAAGGACTAAATAGATTTATCAATATTCCACTTAATATACCTGCTAGTATGTATGGAATGCCGTAAATACCAAAACAACTAGTAATTTCCCCTAATCTAAATTGTAGTGGACCATAAGCAATTGGTTGAAAGAATAAAGTAAGAATAATGTTTAGACCTGCAAGAACACCGCATAGAGCAATGGTTTTTACATTGAAAAATTTTTTCACAAGTTCACCTCCTTTCTTTTAGTTATTTGTTTATAATTTTACTACTTGATGTTCCATCTTTAAAATGATAAACAATTTCTATATGATTATGATCGATTCTTCTTTTTGTTATGAAAGTTATGATATTCAAATCTAATTTGTTTGTCTCGACAGGTTTAATCTCTTTAATTTCTTCCTTTTCTTCTTTTTTCTTTTTAGCCATAATTTCCTCCTTTAAAAACTTTTTATTAGTTTTTTAAGTTCTTCAAGTTCGTCTATTATTTCATTTATTTTATCAATAATTCTCTCGTATAAAAAGATGTTATTGTTTTCTGTATAAGAAGTTGAAAGATCATTTGGATCTATAAAAGTATTTTGGTAAATGTATTCGTTTGTCATTTTTATTTTCCTATATACCAAACATTCACAATAGCATCGGAATTTTCAGGTAGAGTCAGAGTTTCCACTTTACATCTTACAAAATCTACCACTTTATCCGTTATGTATTTTGTTTCACCGGATGTATTGGTTGTTGAATCTAAAGTAAACCAGTTTTCACCATCTATGCTTCCTTCCAATTTTATTGACAATGCAGTAGGTTCTTTTCCTTCACTTGCTGATACTATAGTTTGCCAAGTATGATCTTTACAAGCATTAGGAAGTCCAAATTTGGAAGAATATAAAGATGTATCTCCAACTGCTTCCATAAGGTCTGTTATTAAATGAATCTTTTTGTACATTACTTTAATTCCTCCTTATTAAGATTGTATTTTTCATAGATTTCTTTCAATCCATACCAAGCTCTTTTGACCACTTGATAATCGTATTTAATGCTACCTTTTTTTTCACCAATGTCATCCAATCCATTGTATTTAAAAACTCTATTGATAAAATTAGGTTTAAATATTAATTCTTTTGTTTTTTCATTGAATTCATACTCTCCATAAAAGTTTTTATGTTTAATCATTTTGACCTCCTATTCAACATAAAATATATTATTTTTTACTTCTTTTATTCTCATAATTCTCGTTTTAATCGTCACCTCTTGTTCGAGTAAATATGTAAGAGACACCAAACCAGGGACTAATAATACATCATCTTTTGTGAATTCTTTTGTCATAACATAAGGGCCAAAATCTTGAGCAATTTCTTTAGATATAGTCCAACTTTCTAAATTTTCGTATAGTGGTTTATAAACATCCTTCATTTTAGGAGATCCTATTGGTTTTTCTTCAAACAAAGCATCGTCTTTTACTCCTCTATACAATGTTATTTTTTCATCTTTTACCACTCCTAATTCTTTAAGCATATTCCAAGAAAACTTCTGGAGTTTTTGAATAAGATCAGTGTCTTCATCGAACCATTGTTCGAATGCTTTATTCCCTTGATGACTTGATATATCATTGATGTAACTTGTTGTAAATGTTGCTTTCATAAAATTGTAAAGGTCTTTTTCATCTTTTAATCCTATTCCTTTTAAACATTTTTTCAATAATTTTGGATATTCTCTTTTTATATCAAACAAAATATTTTTTATACTCTCAGGAAGAGATTCAAACTTAATCCCTCCTTTCATTTCTTCTACTTGTTCTATAGCAAGCTCAAGGAGATTTTCATCCATAAAAAAACTCAACAATTTTTTATTACTTATTTTATCAATAAATGTGTCTTTTTCTTCCTCAACTTTTTCTTCCTCAATCGGGACAATCTTTACAGTCATCCAACATCTGCAATTTATTGTGTTTCCAGGACTGCCATTCGGATCCATTGGATACATTAATTCTTCTCCGTTTACTATGAAAGGTTCATTCCACAATACTTCCTGCCCATCTGCTTCTAAGTGTGCTGGTCTAACTCTCTCATCTTTGTTTGAATGCCATACTTTGTATACTTGTGCAACACCTTCTAACCTACTACCTAATTCTTGGATTTGTTGCCAATCCATATTTGAATAGGCCCTTGACAATTCATTCATTGCTATTGCTTTTGCTCTATTCTCTCCTGTTTTGAATACTCCTTTATAGCCTTCAAGTTTTCCACCGAGTTTTTTTTGAATATCAAAAACCGTATCACCTGATAAGGCTGATATTCGTAATGTTTTTTCTATTTCATCTTGTATTTCGTTAGGAATGTTTTTCACATATTCTGTTGATATACTTGAAAATTCTTTTATCATTTCCGGAGATAAAAAAGGAGTTATATATCCTTTAATTCCTGCAGTATCAATATTTTTGCTTAATTTATCCATAGCTGCGGTTTGAAGTTGGTTTAAAGTTTCTTCATAATCCTTTTTTATTTTATCGCCTAATATTTTAGAATATTCATCAAGTTGATTTTTAATCTGAGTGTAGTAAAAAACATCAAATTTATCTGATGGAAGACTGGTTAATAAGTTGTTTATATAATCGTTCATTTGTTTTATATTAGATGATAATGCTTTAATAAATCCCGATGAAGCATCTTTGTATCCTTTAAGATTCCTTATGTTTAATTCTTTCATAATATTCTAATATTTTTTTGTTCTCTGCTTCAGCGAGTTTATCCTCTATTTCATTTTCTGGCTCAATATCTATATCTAAAATCCTTTTCATAAATTGATTATAAATCTCTCTTGCTCTATCCTTGCTGATCCACTCTTGATTTTCGGCCATTACTAAAACTTTCACAATCCCATCCATTGAATTGATTAAACTAACAATGTCTTTACCTGCTATTTCTGACATAACAACTTCTATATTCAATTCATCCTCGTTTTGATAATCTTTTCCTTTTTCAATTCTTTTGTAATCAATTGCTTTTTCTTTTACAAATTCAAATATTTTTTCAAATATTTTTTTAACATATTTCTGTTTTCTTCTTAACTTTCTTAATACTGGTGTTCCTTGCTCTTGTGCTGTTGCTCTTGTTATGTCTCCTTCTCCATACCAGGAAGTTGGTATTCCTGCTCCACCTAAAACAAAGTTTCTAAGTAGTTCAACATAATTTGTTATTTGTTCTGACTTTAAATCTGGAGAAAGGGTATTGATTGTCTGTTTATCTGAATGGATATGAATTGAACTAGGCGTAAATGGTTCTTTTAAAATTTCTTGTTTTATTTCTTCGAGTTGCTTTTTATCGTAGACATCTTTGATCGTGACATCCCAGATATAAGACATCAAATGGTATATTCTTTCCAAACTTGAAAATAATGAATTATCCAAGCCATCTATCCAATCTGCAAGTCTATATAATTCACTTATGCCCCTACTTGCATTTGATACTTTGTTGATTTGAAAAAGCATTACATCACCTATTAGTTTTCCGAATGTTTTGCTAAGAACATCTTTATCTCTTTTTATAACTTTTACAACCTTTTCTTCGGGAATACCACTTTCATTTTCTACTTTTATCCTAAGTTCTTCTGTTATTCTTGGATTGAGAGGATTTTTAACAACTTCAATAACATTTATTGGATCTATGTATCCTGTTTTAACCTTTCCAGATGGTTCTAAAACCATCAAAGGTAAAATAAATTCTCCATACAAAAAAAGCTCCTCGACCATTGAATATTGAAAAAGTTCAAAATCATTGTCTGGATCGCTCCAAAACTCCCATAAAATATCATCTAATTTTTTACAAGATACAGACCAAGTTATGCCATCTCCCATTATGAAATCAACCATCAATTCAATTATTCTGCTTGCCATTGCATTGTTTTGCCATAAATAGTAAACTATTCTTGCTTGTCTATCAAACTGATAACTAGGAAGATCCCTTTGACTTGTTGTTAATCTTCTAAAAGTTCTATCATCTAAATTATTGTCCATATTTTCTCCTATCTATAAAGTTTTTCAAGCCTTCACTTCCTCTTAATATTTTTTGATTTTCAGCTATAACAGCTGAAGCAAAAATTGTTTTCTTATATAAGAAAATTATACCATATCTTAAGCAATCTAAAAGGTCATCATTTTCCTTAACAGGCTTTTCATCAAGAATTTGTCCTGTTGTTTCATCAATTGGTCTATGATAACTTTCAAATTCATCTTTTAATCCTCTCAAATTATTAAACACTTTAAGATTATCTGTTTTGCCCAATTCAATAACTTTTTCTATTCCTTCCCTTACATCTCTGATTTCTGGAGCATAAAAATTTATATCATATCCCATATCTTTTAGCTCTTTCTTGAGATTCATAGCATCCAATATTCTTGCAGGATCGTGAATAATAAGTTTTATATTTTTTTCAATGTTTAGAATAATATTAGCTATTTCATTAGCGGTATAAACTTTGTCTCCTTTAGTTTTGTATTCATTATATACAATTATTTTTTCATCCTTTTTCGCTATGAACAAAATGCCGTAAATAACTCCTGGATCTATAACTACATATTTATCCCAAGTATCGTCTAAAACAAAAGGATCAATGAATATCTTGTCTAATAGTTCATAGTAAACTAATGCACTACTTCTTATAAATTGTGCTAAATGTCTAACTGCAAAGGTTCTTTCATCCAATATCTTTTTCAAAAGGTCAAATTTTTCTTTTGAATAAAAAGGATTGTCAATACTAATCGAGTGGATATATTTAAGATAATCTTGATCTCTTTTTTCGTAAAGTTCGGTAAATATCCAATTTCTTGTTTTTATTAGATTTGGAGTTGTAGTGATTAGTAATCTTCCATTTTTCATTGCAATTCTTGATAACACTACATCAAAGGTTGTGATATTTGTTAATCCTGCTTCATCTATCCAGGCCCAGTCTAAATGAGGCCCGTCCAAACTTAAAGGATTATCAGCACTGCCCCAGTAAATGACATTTCCGTTTTTTGATTCATAAATCTTTTTTTGTTCCAAATACATTCCGTTTAATATAGTATCTTTTATGTTTTTAAGAAATGTTGGAAGAGTTGATCTTATTAACATAGGATATGAAGGAGTAACTATCATTCCTGAACCTTCATTGAGCATTTTTATAGACCATAAACTGCCAATAAAAGTTTTACCGCAACCTGTTCCTCCGATAA